CCGGGACTACTTTCGATGGCGCACATTCGGTGACGCTTTCCGATTCGCTCGGGGGTCCCGGCAACGGCGGAACCTTTACAACCAGCCTTGGTACGTTCGTGTCGAGCGGCGTCGTTACGCCGACCAGCGGCACCACATTCACTTTCACCTATACTCCGCTCGTGATCGGAGCACATATCCTCGTCCTGACCAATGCGAACGGCTGGACCACGCCGACTTCCGAGACGTATACAGTCAGCTCGACGGATAAATGCACGTTTACCAGCGCCGCGATCGGCGACGATCAGATCGCAGCCACCTGGACGCCTTCGGGGTGCACGGGCGGCGGACATACAATTCCGCACTCAGGCGACGCCCGCGTCATTAATCACGTTGTTACCTGTTCTACAACTTGTTACGGCGGATCAGCGCCGGGAAACAATACAACTTATGAACTAACAATTAATGCCGGCGGTGATTATGAAATCACCGGAACAGCCTGGTTGACGGGCAATTACAAACTGGCCAGTATTTCCATTACAGCCGGTGTCTTTGGGATATTGCATACGGCCACCAATGGTATCTTTGTCCACGATAACAACAATAATGCCTCCGTGGCTTATCGCGGAGTGCCGGGTACTACAGCTCATTGGAACAAGCTGTTGTTCGGAACATTGGGCGATACCTGCAACTTTGTTACGTCTACGTGTCCCACAGCTTATTTGGCGGCCAATACAAGCGGTGGTGTCAATCCCATCATGATGGACACAGCCACTCTGACCGATAGCATGATCTATAAAATATACGGGACTAAGGTTAAGTCGTGTGGATCAGCAACCAAGCCTTGTCTAGAGCAGGCCAGTAATAACTTTGTAGGAGCTTCTAATATAGACGACGGTGTTTTGGACTTCCAGAACAACTTATGGGATACGACCGGTATGGTTAGTGCCAGTCCCACTGCTTCCTATGCCACCTTCTCCAAAATAAGCATTGCTAACAACCATGAAGTTAATACCTTAGCTGGCTGGTTTTCCCTAGGACTGTCCGTCCAATTTGGCCCGGCTACATCGTGCTCAATGAAGGGCAATTATCTGGATAAGTATCCCGGTTTGTCCACAGGTAACGAACCGCTAGAAGGTTGCCTGTTTGAAGACAACGTATTTGCCGGCGGGCTTGCTCTGGGAATAACAGCGACTCATTCATGGGGCAGTTTCCATCGCAATGTTCTGATCCAAAATGGGCTGAATCCCATTGCCAATGGCGGTGGAACTAATTGGGTAGCTGCTATCAATATTCCGGGTAACTATTTATATGAGATTATGCCACAAGTGGCTTTTGCCTCGGCGCACATTGGGTTTTCACAGATCAGCGTCAATACTATAATTTCGGGTAACATATGTGACTCGGATCAAAATCCCCCCGCGGAGGGTCATTGCTTTATATCCAGTTATCTTGCTCCCTACACGGCGGCTGTGTATGACAATCTGGCTGTTATTGTTCCCGGTGGTAATCCGGCTGGAAGCTGGTCAGGGCTGGATGCGTCTTCGCCTAACGAAGAAACCACCTCTACCTTCAGCAGTGGGGCATCGAATATTACAGTTACGGATGCCACAGGCATTGTCAATGGGCAAACCTTAATAGGAGTTGGCATTCAGGTCGGTACGACGATTACGATCTCGGGCACCACGGTCACTCTTTCGCTCCCCACCACAGCGGGCGGCACGCTGGTTCCACTGACCTTCTACACGCCGATCGCGCTGAACCAGGTGCGTCAGGATCACAATGGGGTAAATGGGCTGGGCAGCCAGGGCTGGGGATCATTTATGGGGCATCCAACCTCAGTCATGCCTACCAATACTGTTTACCAGACCTACCGGGATAATATTGGCTATTCGCCCACGACAGGAACGGTAAACTTCCAGGTAAATGATCTCAACGCCGCACGCAATCTCAGCCTTAACAATATTGTTACCGCTGCCAACGTGGATTTTAACAATTCCTTCAACGCCACGGCCAGCACTCTCTACAACGCCAGCAGCCCACAGGTAACCTGCAAACCCAGCACCTTCAACGGGTCAGCTTACCAGTGGTGCAGCAATCAGACATGGTCGCCGACGCATGAAAAAGCGGTTGATCCGTTGTACATTGGCAAGGCCCGAAGCATCCGAAACTTCGGTACAGTGCACGGGCAGGCAAGCGGGCTGAATGGAGCGCTAGCCTATTTTCAGACCTGCCAGTCATTGGCTTATTGCATCGAGCAACTATTCACGTTCGTCCATGAAGGGTATCAGCCAACCAACATGGCCCTGAAAGGTGTAGCACACGACGGAACCGTCGTGGGCGTGCAGGGTAGTCTCGGTACCGGATGGTCCGGGACCTGCAGTGTGACGTTCGCTGTGGCCGATGCTGACGATCTGGGTACCGGCGCGACGGGAACCTGCGTATTCCTTGCAGGGATACCGTCCGTTACCATCACCAACCGCGGGAACGGGCATTACCGGATCACGCCGTCCCCGGCCGTAGCCACAATCACCGGGACAGGTGGATCCGGCACGTCACTCACAGTGCTCGTCTCACCTTCGGACATCGGACCGGTCCCGATCACGCTCTTTGCGTCTGTCGCACCGTAAGAACCTATGAATGTACGACTATTGCGTGTTACTCCAGAGCTGCTTTTATGGGACAAAGAGGACCAGCACCAAAACCGTCAGTGATCGAGGAGGCCGAAGGCCGGCCCGGAAAGCGTGCGCCGAACGGCGATGAGCCTCAGTTCGATAGCGTAATCCCGGATTGCCCAGAGCATCTGAGCAGTGATGCGAAGAAGCACTGGGAGAAGATCGCGCCGATGCTGCTGCGAGCGAAGCTCCTGACTGAAGCCGATCAGATCGCCCTCGGCAATCTCTGTCAGGCTTATGCGACCATGGCGCAGGCTCAGAAGCTTTTAAACCAGAGCAACATTCTCTTTCAGACTCCATCGGGTTACCTTCAGCAGAGCCCGCTTTTCTCGATCATCACGACTTCGATGGAGCTGATCAACAAGCTATGCCGCGAGTTCGGCCTCACGCCTTCGGCGCGCTCGAGGCTCTCGGTAGGCTCCGCCCAAAAGGAAACCGATCTGCTTGACGACGCCCTATATGGACGAGGTACCCAGTTGCTCGTTTTGCCAAAGCGAAATTAGATTCGGTAAGGTCCTTCGCAATGGGCAGATCATGTGCCGTGCGTGCGAAGTATGCTTATTTTTTGAGACCAGGCTCACTTTAACCGCGGACTTCGCAGGCAAGCCGTTCCTGCTTATGTCCTGGACTCGGCAGCTACTTCGGGACCTGTTCGGAACGCTAGACGACGAAGGCCTCAGGCTCTACAAAGACGTTTATCTGGAGGTGCCAAAGAAGAATACGAAAACGACGCTCTGCGCCGGGCTAGTGATCTACTGCCTGTTGCAGTCTCCTGGAACTGGAACCGAAGTCTATAGCGCAGCGACCACGAAGGATCAGGCCGGGCAGGTGTTCAATGCCGCCGTCCAGATGGTCAATTCGACTAAGGGCCTCAGAGAGAGGCTTAGGATCATTCCATCGTCAAAGCGACTGATTAAGGTCGATGATCCCAGCTCCTTCTATGCGGCGCTCTCGGCCGATGGCGACATTCACGACGGTCTTCAACCGGCCTTTGTCATCCGCGACGAGTTGCATAGGTGGAAGACTCGCAAGGCCAAGGACCTGAACGAGGTTCTCGAACGCGGGATGATCACCCGCAAAGAGTCGATGGTTATTGACATCACGACCGCGGGGGTCGCCGACGAGTCGCCCCTGTGTTGGCGCCGGCATGAATACGCCCGGCAGATAAGAGAAGGAGTCTTCAAGGATCGGCGCTTCTACGGCCGCGTGTGGGGAGTCGACGAAGGCAAGATACGAGCGGATCCCGGCTACTGGATGACGCGCGAGGCGCGAGTCGAAGCGAACCCCAGCCACGAAGACAACGGCGGATACTTACCGGATTCGGTTCTCGAGGATCTTTGCATTAAGGCGCAAAATGACCCGATTCTGCAAACGGATTACAAACGCTACCACCTGAACGTCTGGGGCCAAAGGGCTACCCGGTGGATGCCGATGGACGTCTGGAACTCGTGCAAGGGTGAAACCCGGCCTGTAGTGGAGCGGTACTGCTATGCAGGCCTCGATCTGGCCAGCAGCGTCGATCTTACGGCACTCGTATTCGTGTTTCCCGATGAGACAGATGATTCATATGATGTGCTCGCGTTCTTTTGGATGCCTGAGAACAACGTCCGCCTCCGCGAGCTGCGCGATCACGTTCCGTACAGCCAGTGGGTGAAGGATGGATTTATCGAAACAACCCCGGGCAATGTGATAGACACCCGGGCGGTCCGCAAGCGCATGAAATGGGCCGAGGAGCTGTTTGAAGTCCGCGAGATGGCTTATGACAAGCACGGCGCCCAGGAGCTCGCCACGCAGTTTATTGAAGACGGCCTGATGTGTGTTCCCCAGCCGCAGAGTTATACCTTCTTTTCTGAGCCGATGCACAAATTGATGGAAATTGCCATGAGCGGCAAGCTTCGACACGCGAACAATCCGGTGCTCACGTGGAACGCCGACTGTGTCGAAGCCAAGAGCGAGGGCAACGATTTGATCAGGCCGGTGAAACCGGATCGGGCGACCAGCAACAAGCGGATCGACGGCATTGTGGCGCTGCTGCTCGGGCTCGATCGCGCAGTCAGAAACGAAAACGCCGGCATCACCTACACCGGAGTTAGAAGCGTTTGACGTGCTTTTGCTGGCATTTGCATGCGATAGCAGATGCTCCTTTTGCGTGGTATGCAACTGACGGACATGTGACGGACATTTGCTAGCAGTTGCGCGCAATTGACGGCAGCGTGCGGCGCTTCGCTCCGCGCGCGCGCGTCGGAGGCGTATTCGAAGGCGTAGGCGTATTCGGAGGCGTAGGCGAAGCCGAAGGCGGAGCCGTAGCCGAAGGCGTTCTGGTTACAGAAGTACTGTCGTGTAGAGAAATATTGTGGAAGAGAGAGAGAGCGCGCGAGACGTGCAAAATCCACGCTCGCTCTCGGCACTCTTCCAGATTTGTCCGCGTTGCGGCGAACAAGTTCAAAACCCCGGCAGCCACGTTTGCAGAGCACTTTTGTGGTCCACCATGACAAACCATGTTTCCTGAAATCTCCTCACGGCTCCGCGGTCTGTTCGAAGCCCCTCCTCCGCTGTCGATTCTCGGCGCTGATCCGGACGACAGTAAGAGCGTCGTTGCGTTCGAAGCGCAGACCAACGAATGGTATGCGCGCAACGGGTACGAACAAATCTATGCTGCCCTGAGCGGAGCTGGCCCTTCTTGGGCTGGCGAGCGCGTCACTCTCGCCAGCGCAATGAACCACTCAGTTGTGTGGGCCTGCCACCGGATCATCTCCGAAACGGTCGCCTTCATTCCGCTGGTGATGATGCAGGAAAACAAAAACGGCGTGGGCAAAGACCTCGCGCTGAAGCATCCGATGTACTCGGCGCTGAAAAACGCGCCCAATTCGGAAATGACTGCCATGGGCTTCCGTGAGACTTTAACAGGCCACACGGTCCTGCAGGGGAATAGCTACGCGCGGATCATCCGGCGAAGCGGTACCGGCGTGGCGGTGGAGTTGAATCCGCTGCAACCCAGTCAGGTTCGCCACGATCGGAACAAAGCGGGCCGGCTGATAAACATCGTCAAAGACGGTAATGGTCAGGAAAAGACTTTCACCGTCGAGCCGAACACGGCGCAGGATATCCTTCACATTCGCGGCCTCGGTAACAACGGCACCCAGGGATACTCGGTTATCACGATGGGCGCGCAGTCGATCGGGACCGCCATCGCCACCGAAAAGAATCTGGCTGGCTTCTTCGCGCGAGGCGGCCGGCTGCCGTACGTCCTCGAAACTGATAACAAGTTCAAGTCGAAAGATGACTTCGACAAGTTTCGCGCCGACTGGGAGACAGTCTACTCAGCTCCGCACCGCGCCCCGATTCTTGAGCAGAGTCTAAAGTACAAACAGATCGGCATCAGCGCGAAGGACGCGCAGCTCCTCGAGACGCGGCTATTCACAATCCACGAAATCTGCCGCTGGTTCGGAGTTCCACCGCACCTGGTCGGCGATCTCAGCCGCGCGACGTTTTCGAACATCGAGCAGCTCGCCCTTGAATTCGTAAAACTCACTCTGTCCGCATGGCTCACACGCTGGGAGCAAGAGCTCTGGCGCTGCGTTCTGACGC